AATGTAATTGCAAAGAACATAAAAGACTGCGTACAAATGTAAAAAGTATAAACTTCGGTTTAGCCTATGGTATGGGGCCACACAAACTAGCTGACACATTGCTTATCAGTATTAAAGAAGCAGAAAGATTAATTCAGAAATACTTTACAGCATTTCCTGCAATTAAAAACTTTCTAGAGTCTCTTGGTAATTATGGTAAGTGGAACGGATATATTAGAACATATGCACCGTACAGACGTATCAGATGGTTTGAAGAGTGGCAGGGTATAAATACAGACAAAGCTATGCTAGGTAAGATAGAGCGTGCAAGCAAGAACACACCAATTCAAGGTAGTGGTGCTGACATGTGTAAATCCGCACTAGTTATTGTACGTAATTATATCCATGATAACAAATTACCTGTTAAACTAGTGATGACAGTTCATGATCAAATTGACACTATAGTACACGAAAGTTATAAAGACGAGTGGTGTATTAAACTTCAAGAGCTTATGGAACAATCAACACTAGATATTATACCATCAGGGCTACTAAAAGCAGAGACAGAAATATCAACAGTATGGAAAAAGTAAAAGACACAGCAGGAAATGAGTTAAATCCAGGTGATCATGTTGTAGTACAAGGATGGAAAGGATTAGAGGTAGCTAAAATAAGAAGATTTACATCATCATGTATGTTATGTGATTACACATTTGTAAATCATATTGGAGATCGAATACCAAGTAGGTTACAACCTTATTTACCTAATCATCCTAATACAGCAATTAATGACAAGTATCCTGATAGAATGATTAAAGTGCTTAAAATAACTCAACAGCAGTATGACAACTTCCAGCAGAACCTCTAGGCAAATAGAGATAGTTCAAAAGTTTGCTGATAACAAAGGTAGAGGTACATTACTAGCAGCTACAGGCTTTGGTAAGACTTACACAGCAATCATGGTTATACTACGATTGCTTAAGTCTAGACCAAAAGCTAAAGTGCTAGTAGTTGTGCCAACTATCAACCTTAAGAATCAGTGGAACAAAGAGCTAACTAAACACAAAGTTGTAAAGAACTGCGAAGTAATAGTAATTAACACAGCGTACAAGAATACGTATGAATGTGATCTATTAATTTGTGATGAGTTACACGCTTATGGTGCTGAACAGTTTATTAAGGTGTTTGACACAGTTAAGTATGAATTTATATTTGGTTTGACAGCTACAATAGAGCGTACAGATGGTATGCATGAAGTATTGCTAGAATATGCACCTGTTATCGATGAAGTTCCTATCGAGGAATGCCATACAAATGGGTGGGTAAGCGATTATCTTGTGTACAATCTTGCAGTACCTATGCTAAAAGACGAGCAGCAACTCTACAACAAAGCTAACGCACAGTTTAGATATGCAGCAAGTCAAATAGGCTTTGGTGGAGCACAATCATTTAACAATGCTAAACAGTATTTAAGTGATCCAAGCGCACCACCTGAGATGAAAGCTATGGCTGCTATTTACTACAATGCTATGCGTAAGCGTGGTGATGTATGTAAAAACTCTAAAGCTAAGATACCTGTTATCAAGGAGATTCTTACCACATTCAATGACCGTAAAGCATTATTATTTAGTGCTTCTACAAACTTTGCAGATGAGGTACAAGAAGAGCTTGGTAGTATATGTCTTAGCTTTCATAGTAAGCGTACAAAGAAACAGCAAGCAGAGATACTTAGAAAGTTTAAAGATGGTAGAACAAAACAACGTGTGATAAGCTCAGTAAAGGCTTTGAATGCAGGTTTTGATGTACCAGATTGCTCTCTTGGTATTGTGGCTGCAGGTAATTCTAAAAAGCTAGACAACATACAGCGTACAGGTCGTATCATTAGATATGTACCAGGTAAAACAGCTGTAATTATTAATCTCTATGCGCCTGACACACAGGAAGTATCTTGGCTCAACAAGCGTCAAGAAGGACAAAATGTAAGATGGGTGGATAGTGTAGAAGAAATAACAGTTTAAACATAGCTAGTGGTAATGTCTCAACAATACCAATAAGACCCCAGGCTGTGTAAATTAGGTAAGAGAATTGAGTGCACTCTTTTAAGACCGTGATTCCAGGCGATACTGCCAAACCACATGGTGCCTATTATTTTAAGTGAGTAAGCTACTTGAACGCTGCACAAATAAAGCCCTTCATTTATAACTACAAATACTATGGGGTTATAGGTTTTTAGCAAAAATGGAGGCAAGTCAGTGTCAAAAGTAGGAATTAAATTTTTCTACTCTTGGCCTCTGATTTAATTAAACTTTAATTATGATAACAAAATTAGCATTAAGTATAGTATGTTTAGTAAGTCTGTATATAATATGGATGATACTTAGATCAAAATCAATCAAAGATGTGCATATAAATGCAACAGCTTATAACTTAAAAAAACACAAAAACAATGGCAATGACTCAAGAAGAAAAGATAAACACAATAGTAGAAGTACTGGAAAAGCACAACAAGGTGCACGAAAACATGGAAAAGCAGCTAAAACTAATAGCAGACTTCCTAAACACGACAGCAGAACAAGTAGTGAAGATTAAAAAAGAATTACTTGATGCTGCAAAAAGTAACGCGTAAATCAATGTTGATAAGACCATCAGGTCGTAGTACAGATTTCATATCTCCGTCATTTGGCTACGGTTGTTTATACAATTGCTCATATTGTTACATGAAACGACACAAACCTGATGGTCTATCAATATCTACAAACACAGGCGATATACTTACAGCAATAAATAACCATGCATACTTTACACCTGTAAATAAACCTAATCAAACGCACGCAGACTATACTACCTACGACATTAGTTGTAACGAAGACTTTGCGCTGCATGCTAAATATCATGATTGGGAAAAGATCTTTGAATTCTTTAGAGATCATCCTATTGCAATGGGTGCATTTGCTACTAAGTATGTTAACCCTAATCTAATTAACTTTGATCCGCAAGGTAAAATACGTATTAGATTTAGTTTGATGCCACAGCACATGTCTGACATTCATGAGCCTAACACATCTAAAATCATTGATAGAATTAAAGCTATTAATGCATTTATAGATGCAGGGTATGATGTCCATGTGAACTTTAGTCCTGTTATCGTAGAAGATGATTGGCTAGAGGATTATGAATACTTGTTTGATATGATGAACGATTACGTTGATTATAAAAATCAAGTGCATGCAGAAGTAATATTTTTAACACATAATGAAAAGAAACATGAAGAAAATCTGAAGAAACACCCTGAAACAGAAATACACCTATGGAATCCTGCAATACAGGAAGAGAAAATCTCGCAATATGGTGGAACTAACATAAGGTATGCTAAACATCTGAAGCCATTGTACATAGATGCATTTAAGGCTTTGCACGAAAAAGTTATACCTTGGAATAAAATCCGATATATATTTTAATATGCCTAGTAAAGATTATTTAGACTACAATCCTCTTATACCAGAGGTAAAAAAGAAAGTAAAAAAAGAAATTAAACTAAACACAGTAACAAAAAATGCATTTGAATTAATATTTGGGTTTGGATACCCTAAAACGTATAACACACCGAGTGTTATGAAAACTTATAAATACCCTAAAAACGACGGAAGCAATGGCAAAGTTAGTAAATTTCGATGATCTTAGTATGATAGCAGTACCTGAACGTACTGAGACTTACATACCAGTGAGTCACCAAGAGTTAGTAACAAGAGTAAAAAAAGCAGGAATGCTTAAGTATGGCAGAGAGCCTATTTCACAAAAGCTAGAAGTAAATCACAGAGGACAACAGATGTTTGGCTCTATGGTATTTCCAAGCAGTGATAAAAACTCTGATATATCTATAGGATTTCGTAATTCTTATGATAAAACATTACCAATAGGCTTATGTGCAGGCTCACAAATTACAGTGTGCTCTAACTTAATGTTTGTAGGTGATATTGTAAAATTACGTAAGCATACTCAGAATATTGAGAGTGATATGGATGCATTGATTGCAGAATTGTTTACACAAACTGATAAACTGCACAACAAAGCGCAAGAAGATGCTAGTTATATGCATGACATACCTTTTGACAACAACCAAGTAGGTGATTACTTCGGTCAATTGTTTGTAAACGAGAACATTTTAAATGGTTCACAACTTAAAACAGCTACTAGAGAGTGGTTTGAGTCTGAAGTGTTTAAAGCTAGAAACCTATGGTCTGCCTACAATGCGTGTACAGAAGCACTTAAAACTTCACATCCATCAAATGCTTTGGAAAACTACACTAAATTACATACATTTACAGAAGAATATATCCTAAATGATTATAAGAAACATTTCAATCAGCAAATGGCTGAGATGGAAGGTTATATTGAAATATAATGTAATATGAAAGACAGTCCCTACAAAGGAAAGAAGTTAGAATTTAATGAAATATGGCACTTAATGCAAGTGTTAAAATTTTATTACGACGACATTATGTTGTTGACAGCCAAAGACATAGCAGAGATTTTAAGGCTAGAGTTTGGTTGTGTACTCCAAGAAAATGACGTATCTTTAAACCTCCTTCTAGCACATCGTAGAGACAGTGACGGTAATTTAAAATGTTATGAGTAATTGTATACAATGTGAAGATGGATTAAAATGCTTACCAGACGAAAGTTTGGTGAGCTTAACTGAAGAGGAACTCGATAAATATTTAAATTGCGATGAAAGTATCTTTAAACTTAACCAAGTTGAAAGGCAATCATCTCACACCTAGCGAATTTGTTTATATGCTTCTTAAAAGTGAAGGAGACAAACAAGTTCAAAAGTACTTAGAAATTTTACCCGTTGACAGAGAAAAACTACAGACACGAGGCTTTATTAAAATAATGCCCGACGAGTCACTTACACTCCGTCAAAAAGCGTTGGATTTGTTTAAAGTACGAGGTTGCGAAGATTGCTGGAATCAATTTGCAATTGCCTATCCTAGAAAAGATAGAGGTAGGCCTCTCCACAATGATATGAAGCGTAATAAGCTTAAATACATAGCATTGATAGAGAGAAAACCAGACTTGCACGAGACTATAATCAAAGCTATTGCAGCAGAACATGAAGATAGGAAACAAGCAAGTTACACTAATGATTTTCGTCCACCGTGGAAGATGATGTCATCATACCTAAACCAAGAAGCTTGGACTATGTATGAAGGCATTGAAGCCCCCAAACCTTCGGACGAACAAAACTATGGAGGAGATTTAATATGAGTGAAGACCACAAAGCCTTACCTTGGCGCCACATATCTAAAGCATCTAGTGCAGCACTACGCTATATAGATGGTAGACGTAAGGGTGAGATTAAATCTCTTGCTACACCTTGGAAAAAGTTTAACAACATTTCTATGGGTGGTATCGAATGGCAGACTATCACAACTATTGCTGGTATGTCTGGTAGCGGTAAAACCGCAGTGCTAGGTCAACTTGAAACAGGATTGAAAGATCTTAACGAAAAGGATGACTTTGCAATACTCTCATTTAACTTTGAGATGCTTTCTTCTCGGCTAATTGGCCGTAAACTTAGTAATAAGATGAAACTTACTACACAGCAACTATATAGTGCGTCAGAAAACTTTACGTTGAATGACAATTACTATATGAACGCAGTACAAGAAGCACGCAAGTTAAATAAGTATGATATAAACTACGTAGATATACCAGGTAGTGTTAAGGCTCTAGAAGCTACAATACTAGCATTCTCTAAAGAGAAAGACAAACCTGTTATAGTTATGTTAGATCATACTCTTCTTGTAAAGAAGGTTGGAGGTGCACAAGATAGAGATCTTCTCTATGATTTGATGGCTATGTTTAATGGATTAAAGAAAGTTATTAGAGTGTCATTCATTCTAATATCTCAAATGAACCGTAACATAGAGAATTCAGAGCGTATCCAAAACCCTGATTTACATTACCCTAAGAAGCAAGACATCTTCGGTGCAGATGCATGTTATATGTATTCTGACATTGTGGTGGTAACACACCGTCCAGAGATGCTTGGTATTAGGGCATATGGCCCAAAGAGATGGCCTACAACTAATGCTATATTTTGGCATTACTTGAAGGTTAGGGAGGGCGAGCCTTGCATTGCACTTATGGAAAATGATTTGGCGCATAATCAAATATTAGACGCTAAACCAGCAAACTATTCGAGCAATGAAAATCAAGAAGTACGAGAAGAGAGTGTCAGCGATACTACTCAACAAGGCCAAAGCTAGAGACTGCGATTACGTTCTATATGGTTTTATCTTATTGGCTTACAATATTGATATAACAACTCTAAGCACTAGAGATTTTCTAAAAGGTTTACACAGCAAACAATACCCGTCTTTCGAGGGGGTAGGACGTTGTCGACGTAAATTACAAGAAAAACATCCTGAGCTTAGAGGTACCAAATGGAATGCAAGACACGCAGAACAAGAAAAAGTAAAAACCGAAATAAATCTATTTTAAATGGCACAAGAACTATTAATAGTTGGCGCAAGTGGTACAGGGAAATCCACTTCAATTGAAAACCTAAACCCTGAGTCCACATTCATTGTTAACGTAGCTCGTAAGGCGTTACCATTCAAAGGATGGAAGACTAAATACCCTACATTCAACAAAGATAATCCCGACGGTAGATTTCACTCTAGTGATGTCCCACACGAGATTCTCAAATGTTTGAATTACATTAATGACAAACGTCCTGAAATAAAGACAATTGTTATTGATGACTATCAATACACTATGGCTAACGAGTATATGCGTAGAGCTAACGAAACTGGTTTCAAAAAGTTTACTGAGATTGCTCAGAACGCTTGGTCGATAATCAATGCAGTTAAATCTATGCGTGACGATTTGCTTGTAGTATTTATGATGCACTCAGAAGTTACATTCGATGCCCACGGTAACAAAGTTACTAAGGCAAAGACTATCGGTAAAATGATGGATAATGTAGTTACTCTAGAGGGTATGTTTACTATTGTATTGTATACAGACGTTACTAAGAGCGAGACAGGTATGGACTATTCATTCATAACACAGAATGATGGTGCTAACACAGGTAAAGCTCCTAAAGACATGTTTGGGTCTGTTAAAATTCCAAATGATTTAAACTTGGTAGCAGAGGCTATCGAAGAGTATAACAATTAATTAATTTCTAAAAGAGAGAAAAAATGTACGGAAGTAACGTAGAAAGTAACAGTACTGGTGGAGTAATGCCAGCAGTAGGTATTCAAGAGAATTGTGAATTAGTGAATGTAACGCTTAACATGGATCAAGGCGGAAGACTTGACTTTGAGTTTAAGCAATCTAATGGTGCATCAGTGAAGCATGCAGAATTTCCTGCTAACCCAGATTATGGTGATGTAGAAAAGCAAGCAACTGACGTGTCTCGTCGTGTAAAGCATATTGCTACTAAGTTTATGCCTGAAGCAGAGTTTGTTATAGACAATGTAACAACATTTGCAGAGTATGGTAACAAAGTTATTGCTTTGTTTGGTAAGAAGTATGCAGGTAGAAAGTTTAGAATGCTATTTATCTACAAAGGTAAGTATGTATCTCTTCCTAAATACCCTAACTTTATTGAGCCTATGGAGATAGCTGCAGCTAACACTAACATCTATATCTCAGAGTGGAACAAGAAGAAACTTGTTAAGCCTGAGCCAGATGCTGCAGTAGGAAGCCCTACAACAGTATTAGCAACAGGAGGATCTGATATGCCGTTCTAATGTACGGTAGCCGAGTAGTAGAACTTAGTGATGAAGAGATTCTAGGGAGAATTAACTCTCTAGACATCTTTTCGTACTACATAGGCAAAGATTTTAAGTATGGGAGAGCTATGTGCTCTCCTTTACGTAAAGATAGATCTCCGTCTTTTACAGTTTTCAAACATAGTAGTGGTAAGTATTTCTTTAAAGATTTCAGTACGGGCGAGTCAGGTGATTGTTTCACCTTTCTCACTAAACTGTTTGGCCTAAAGAGATTTGATACTTACAGGTTGATAGACAATGACTTTCAGCTTGGTATCTCTACTAAATCTTTTACAACACCTACTAAACAATATGTGGGTGAGCATATAAAAGAGTATGAAAACTTAAAACCATCTACTACTACAATACAAATTAAATCACGTCCCTGGAATACCCAAGAGGATAAAACTTTTTGGTCTAAATATGGAATATGTTGTAAGATACTTAGTAAATATAATGTACGAGCTGCCGCTAATGTGTGGGTTAATGATAACCTTATTGTTAGCAGTAATCGTTACAATCCTATTTATGCTTATCATTTCCCTAATGGAAAAATGAAAATATATCAACCATATAGTAAATTTAAATGGTTAAGTAATACTAGCGTGTCTGATCTACAAGGGTTGAGCCAACTTCCACTTCGGGGGGACACGTTAGTTATTACTAAATCATTAAAAGATGTTATGTGTTTGGATGTATTTGGAATACCCTCTGTGGCACCTTCGTCAGAAAGTTGTGTCATTCCTGCAGATGTTGTTAAGGACTTAACTGACAGATTTGCAAGAATATACATATTATATGACTTTGATCGCACTGGAATATCTTTTGCTAATAGACATAGGAAACTGTATGGATTTATACCGTTATTTTTCACTAATGGAAAATTTAATACCTTTGACTACAAATCAAAAGATTTTTCGGACTTTATAGCTCTTAATGGAGTTAGGGGTGCGGCCGAACTAATAGAATATGTATGCCAAGAGGAATATTTATACCAGGGAACGTCCCATCAAGCAAGAATGGTAGAAGATGGACGGGAAGATACTTTATAGTATCTAAACAAACTGCTACTTACTATAAAACTAGTAAGGAGTTTTGGAAAAAGAACAAAAAGGATTTCTTAAAATTACTGAAGGCTAAATCTTCAGGAGACAATCCGTATAGAATATCGTTTAAGTTTGTAAGAAAAAGTAAGCACAAGTTTGATTACATCAATCCTGCGCAAACTATACAAGATGAAATGGTAAAATATGGATGGATAACTGATGATAATGCAGATGTAATGGTGCCTATATTCTTAGAGTATGAATATGACAAAGAGAATCCAGGAGTTTATATTAATGTATTAAAATCTTAATTATGTCTGAAGCTAAAATTGAGTATCCACAAAAGTTTAAAGATAAGGTGTTTAACAACCTTAGATTTGCTGTTGGAGATATTAGATTACTCATGTCCGCAATAGAAAGCGGGAGAGACAATGTTGTGCGCTATATAATAGAACAAACTCTAGATGATCCTGATTTATATATCAGTGATGAAATTCTAGATGATGGTTCTAGAAGAATAGCTAACGCAAGAATACACACGCATAAAATGCGGCAAGAAATATACAACGAGTATATGGAATTATTAACTGAAACTTTAGATAAACAACATGTCAGAAGAAAATTACTACGCTAAAGAAGATATTTCTAATAGCGACTTAGGAGAATTAAAAGTATCTCCTCGTAGATTTATTATGCGTAAGCAACAAGAAATGCAAACCAAAAGTGGTGCTATGCAGCTTGGTACTCTTATTCATCAATTTACTCTTGAGCCTGAAAACTTTGTTATGGCTGACGTAGAACCTGTGTCAGGTAAAATGGGTGATTATATCAAAGCGTATTTTGAATTAGAGAAATCTGGTACTCCAGAAGATAAAATAGCTGATATTGCTTACACTGCAGCTGCTTACAAAGAGAGCCATTCTAAACCTAACACTATCTACAAAAGTTTTAGAAACAAGCCAGAGAATGTAGCGTTCTATGAGTTTCTAAAGAAAGCAGATGGTAAAATTGCTCTTAACAATAAAGATAAACAAATTATTGAAGGATGTTTGATGTCTTTACAGGGCCATGTTGTAGCAAATAAGTTATTATTTGCAGAAAATGACGAAAATGTAGAGAGTTTTAACGAAAAAGAGCTTTATTTTGAGCAAGAAGGCGTTAAATGTAAATCTAAGCTAGACAGAGTTATTGTTAATCACAACGATAAGACTGTAACTCTTGTAGATCTTAAAACTACAAGCAGTCAAGTTTATGGTGAATGTACACCCTTAAATACTAAAACAGGTATATTGTTAAGAGATTGGCATGTTACAGGTTTTATGTATTCTTGTTTACAATACTCTTACCACAGACAGCTTGCGTTTTATGAGAATGCACTAAAAGCTGAGTATCCTGAGTACACTGTTGAGTCTTTTATAGCAGCAGTAGATACTAAAGGATCTTATGATTGTGCAGTTTACAAACTGCCAAAAGAATGGTTAGAAGAAGGTAGAGAAGAAATTAAATGTCTTTTATCTGAGTACAAACACTACAGAGAATCAAATAACTTTAATGTTAAACAAGGATTTGAAGAAGCTGTAGTTTATTAATAAGAATTTATGACTATGAAAACAAAAACTTTTACGTATATACTTCCTTTAATGGCGTATTTTGTAAATGTTAGGAAACGTAATCTAGTCAATGCTTATGTAGGTGATGTTAATTTTCCAGAACTTACAAATCACATATTCTTATTATATAAATTTCATGGAACTAAAGATTTTATTTTATATGAAGAGACTTTAGAGAAGTCTGAGCTATTTCATACTAAATATGACCCTAACAAAACACATGTTATGTTTATATTTAATGTGCCTGAAGATTATCAGGACGTGTATGATTTATATAGAGCAGGTAAATACTCTGAATTGCCTCAAGATTATAAAATACAAATCTTTAAATTCCATAATATAACTTCTGCAGACCATAGGGTAGCAAAAGTTTTATTTAAACACGCAGATATAAGGGAAGAGTGGGAGGAGAAGCTTGACGTTGAAATTCCTGAAGACATGGAGGTTTCGTCTATACCAGATATGAAAACTGAAAAATACACTAAACGTAAAAAGAAAATTTAAATGAAACTACAACAACAACACCACGTCGATGAAGTAATTGGCGTGCAGAAACAACACAAGTTTAAAATAACGGACGGATCACAGGCTATCATTATGGATAGCCTGATTAATTTATACTCGGACCCTATTGGTTCGATTGTCCGTGAGATCACTTCAAATTGTATAGATGCAAACCGCGAGCGGAACCTTAAGTTAGAGGGTAAGATTCCAATGGAAGCAGAAGATGACAAGTCTTTCTGGTCTAAGAAGCAAACGGTTTGCATCGAATACGTAGAGAAGAACACAATTCTAGGAATAGAGGAGTGTATTATGTTCCATGATTATGGTTGCGGTCTTTCTCAAGATAGAGTTGCTAATGTATTTACTACATTCGGTGCTTCTACTAAGAGAGACAACAACTATGAGATTGGCGGCTTTGGCTTAGGTGCTAAATCACCTTTAGCTTATTCAGATACTTTCTATGTGTCTAGTAGACACAATGGTACTGAAACATATTATATGATATATCGTAATAACGACAATGTCCCACATATGGATCAAGTGCACCAAGCAAGTACAGATCAACAAAACGGTAGCA